CATCAAAATTATGGGTGTGGCTTGAAAAAGTAAATACAGTAAAATTTATGATCGGATCTGTACTTATTGCTACAATGGCAGCAGTAATAGCATTGACAATAGTTTGGTTTGTAACTGATCCAACTCGTTACTAAATTATGATTAGTAAAAAAACACTTATGGGCATTGCTGCAGTTTCTACGGCAGTTGCTCCTTTGGTTTCAAATTTTGATTTTGATCTTAGAATGGCAGTAACATCTAAAGAAAGATCGTATGTAGTTGTGGAAACTGCATGCGATCTTACAAGTAAAAAATCCTCAGGCGGTCTTTTAGTATGCGATTATAAATGCAGGGATGGGGATAAAAGTCATGTAAATAGAACTTACTATAATAATTCTAGTTTTTGCCCTGCAACTATAACTGAACGAATAAAATTAACTAAAAGAAATTAATTCTGTACAATATTTAGTGATGCATGATTCGGAGACATTGCAGATTGCTCCGAAACTATTTGAATACCTGATCCGAAAATAGATTGGTATTGATTGTAAACAGAATCTTCTAATTCCGCTTCCCAAATAACTGCTCTTTCATCTATTGTAATAGTATGATCTTTAGCGTAACCTGCGTATGGGATCAATGCCATGGAATGTTGATCAGGCGTAGACTTAGATGAAATTAACATAACAGCACACGGGCGTGTTACTTCAATCTTTGTTTCTGAGTATTTTAATTGTCCGATGATTTCTTCACCAGTAACAAGTTTGAGTATTTTAATCATTTTATTTCCTATTATTTTGTTGGTAGGCATCCCAACCAGCCTGAAACCAATCTATACCAAAAGGATTATATAACTTTTCTAATTTGGTATCCATAAATGTTTTAGTCAATTCGGACGTCACTTCTAATTGCGTTTCTAGTGCACTATGTAAAAATGCACCTTGTGTATCTACATATTTTGTCCAAGACTTTTTAAGATTTGGATTCTTTATGTATTTTTCAATAAACTGTTTCTTGCCATTTTGTATTGAGTCTATAGTTAGATTTACTGGATCTAGCATTTTATTTCCTTTATTTTAAATGGGGCCGAAGCCCCATGGATTATAGTACCCTAGATTCAGGATCTTCTGAAAGTAATTGTCTTTTAGCCTTAGTTTTTACTTCAGCTTCAGAATCTTTTACTTCAATTTTTTTTGGCTTCTTATGTTCAGGAATAATACGCTCCAAGAAAACTTTTAGCATGCCATTCATTATAGCTGCATCTTTTACTTCAACGGTGTCTTCTAAAGCAAAAGTTCTTGTGAATGCGCGATTAGCAATTCCTTTAAATAAGAATGAGTCATCAGCGTCTTCATTATGTACATTACCTTTGACAATCATCTTGCCATCAGCTAATTCAATTTCAATATCCTGTTTAGCAAAACCAGCAACAGCCAATTCGATAACGTAAGTGTTATCGCCTGTTTTCTTGATATTGTATGGAGGATAGTTTGGGATTGCCTTTGTTAGATCATCATGGATCTTTGATAGGCGATTGAATTGATCATCAAACCCTACAAAAAATCTATCAAAATCTTTAGGCAGGTTATTTAAAAAATATGTCATTGTGTGCTCCTTAATTAAGCGAGTTAATAATGCTACCCCGAAGGCGTAGCGTTTAGTGACGGTTTTATTGGGATCCGTCAACCCTATCCCATCCCTGAGATATAATTATTTATTGCCAGATGATAACTTTTTCTTACCAATGTTATACTTTGTTTCAAGCATCCACTCATTTTTCTCTTTGTGAGAAATCACTTTGATTTGTGAAAGTGGTGCATAATCAGTAAAATAATCTGGGTCGTTAATTTTAATTAATCCCCAATCCACTAGCAACTTAGCAATCGTGTTTCTTCTCTGTAAGTCATTATCTGATAGATCAGCGGTCTTCCCATCTAAGGCAAAGAGCTCTTTGAAATGAACTATAAAATAATGTCCTTGTTTGTGTAGTATATGGCAAGATTGAAATAGTGTTTTATCTTTTCTGGATGCCACACCGATTCGTGTTAGAGTTTCTCTTACCTTTAAAAAATCGTCGGGTTCTGTTAGTATTACTTCCAAGGGTTTATACCCCGGATAGTTTATACTTATCATTTCAGTACTCATTCCTGCCACCTTTTGTTATTTTTCTTTTCATATCGTCAATAATCTTATCATCTAGAAGTGGGAGTACTTGCTTAGCTTTTTCTGTGCTGTAGCCATAGTATTCTTTTATAACTTCCAAATCATTGATTTTCTCAGCCTTGATCCATTTATTGAATCTCTTCTTAGGCCTAATAATATTTATAAGAAAGTGAAATTGAAGGATCTTATCCAAATGGGGACGAGAGTTCATTTCATTGGCGGGGATTATTGTATCTGGCCCATAGGATAAACCCTTATTAATAATATAGGGGTTATATTGTTTCTCAGACCAATCATCTACTATTAAATTTTCCTTACTGTGATGGATTGCATTAATAAAATCAAAGGGCGAAATCGCAGGAGCCTTATAAGGAACTTCCTCTATTTTTTCTACAGGTGTTCCAAACAAATTCATAGTACCATCCTTAATAAGCCTATGGTATCTATTGCAACTAACAATAAGTAGTTAGCCAACATTCCAAATGATTTCCTAGTATAAGCAGCCCAAGAATAGATAGCACAACCACAAATCCATATAGGATATAATATAAGCAAAGGAGGATTGGGAACCGTGAATGCCATTGTGATAGAGCACCCAATAGATATACCCCAAGCAAGACACTCCAGCATAAACCTATTAGAATTAGTCCGCCAGTCATCTCTTATCCATTCTAAAGTTGGTCTAAATAGTTCAATCATTTAAATTCCACCGCTGCCATAATCTCAGTTAGACATGCTACAAGATTAATTTCTTGATCTGCACAAAATGCTGCCTTATACTGATAATCTGCAAGTAATAAGATTAACTGTGGAACTTGTTTAACTTGATCCGTCAATGTGTCGTACAACTTTCTAAAGATAGTTCCAGAATCATTGTCAATATTATTAACAACCCATGTACGCATCTTTTTCCAATCTCCATCTTTTAAAGAAGAGACAAGTTCCTGCATATTGGATTCGCCTAAATTAACAAAGATACCTTCGTCAATTTTACCCGAGGCTGAGTATCTCTGCAATTCATTTAAGACACGTCTGTAATCAGGGAAATGCTTTTCAATTACCTTTGCGATTACTTTACCATCTGCCTCAATTTTTTCGATAGACATAATCTCAGTAACACGCTTAAAGAATGCTGCCGCAATCTTAGGCTTATCTGCTTTAGGTAATTTAAATTCAATAACCGCAGTACGAGAATGAAGCGGAGGAATTATTCTATTCTTAAAGTTACAAGTAAGAATAAATCTACAATTAGATGAGAACTCTTCTATAAATGCTCTTAATGCAGGTTGTGTGGAGTTAGGATTAAGATAGTCCGCCTCATCTAAAATTACAACCTTTGGCTTACCGCTGAATGATACGGTAGATGCAAACTGTTTAATCTTTGTACGAAGAACATCAATACCAGATTCTTCCGATCCGTTAATAATAAGATAATCTGTTTCTAATTCTTCGCATAATGCTCGAGCAACTGTGGTCTTGCCCATGCCCGCACCACCACATAATAGCATGTTCTGAATCTCACCCTTAGACAACATCTCTTGAAAGATGTTCTTTTGATCTGCGGGTAAGATGCAGTCATCTAGTTTGCGAGGGCGATATTTCTCAACCCATAAAAATTCATTTTCACGATATTCCATAATAACCTCATAATATTAATTTTTTTTCCACTTCATACCCAAAGACCAATAAATTAATCTTTTAATAATATTTGGTCTGTTCTTAGATCGAATAGTTATTGGAGCTTGATCTAGATCAATAATAAAAGATGAAGTAGCAGCACTACCAATAGTATAAAATGCATTCGTACCATTAGCCCAACAATCAATTCGATTACCTACGTAAAGTGATTCTTTTCTCTTATTTTCTTCGTAATCTAAACAGGGTTTAAAATCTAACCCTAACAAAATTTGTTCCGTTAGGGGATAGAAATAGTCAATCTCAAACTGTTGCATCTGGGACAGTAGTAATTTCTTTAATACGTTGTTCCAATACGTTAATTGCAGTATTAAAATGTCCCGTGCCTTCTTCAGAGGGTTTGTAATACCGTCGAAGAGTTTCAATTTCATTCATTAAAACTGCAACATATTCTTCTCTAGATGTTTGAAAAGTGTTCATAATTATACCACCGAATCAGGTTCCATTGCAATAAAATAACCCAATGGCTTTGTTGCGTGTTTAAATTGGAATGCTTTCTTTTTCGAGATTGTAACATTATATGCATCAGGAACAATCTTAAAGTTTTCAACTGCCATGTGGCAATCAAATGAATGTTCGCTTTTACCAATAATTTTCTTATAGGTATTTGCGGTATCATTCTTTTTATCACCGATAGTCAATGTAACATTCTCGCCTTTGCTGGAGATTGTGATTGTCGGTGCACCTGTAATAGCAGCTGCCTTCATAATCATATTAACATCTTCTGCTGTCAATTTAAATTCATAGTGTGAATCTATTTCGATTTCCTTTGCAGGTGCTGCTACAATTACGTTTGGTGCAGAATAGAAGTATTCAAACTTGCCGTTGTCCTTCGACATGGTTAAGCTTTTCTCACCAAATTCTACAGTCTGATTTTCCATTAGTGTTAGCAAAGCTAACAAAGAATTTAAATCGTATACTGCGACTTCCTCTGGAAAGTCTTCAGCAACTTCTGCTCTCGCATAAATGTTTTTTGCTGTGCTGATTGTGGATAATACCTTACCTTTTCGGATAAGAATGTTGCTGTTGATACTAGCAAAATTCTTTAGGATATCAATTGTTTCTTTACTGATTTGCATTATTTAACTCCTTGGTTTCAATGTCATGTACATATAATAACATCATGCTATAGTGTAACACCTTTAGTATGTCTTGTCTATTCCTTCC